TTTGACCAATTCAAAGATAGGTTTGTTACTGGGGCTTCAGAACACATTACTAAGAAAAAAGCAGAAGCACTATGGCATGATTTTGAAGCGCATGCTGGTTATTCTTTTAACCGTTCCCATGCTGTTGCTTACTCTATGCTTAGTTATTATACTGCTTGGCTTAAGTTTTATTATCCACTTGAGTTCATGTTTTCGATTCTTAAAAATGAAAATGATAAAGATGCTAGGACTGAGTACTTAATCGAATCCAAGAGATTGGGGCTAAAGGTTTTACTGCCACACATTAATGAGTCTGGCCTATACTTCTCTCTTCAAAAGGATGCAATTAGATTTGGATTAGCTGAGATTAAATTTATATCAGACAATATTGCAAATAAGATTATTGATAATAGACCTTATGACAGCTATCAAAACTTTGTTTCAATCGCATCTGCTAAGGGTAGTGGAATAAATAGTAGAGCCATAAGCTCACTAAATGCAATCGGCGCAGCTGCGTTCAAAGATAATTTAAGAAGCGGTAATGAAAAAGATAACTACTATGAGTATCTTGGCATTCCAACATTTAATCTAGAAGGAATTCCACCTAGAGTTAAAGCACAGGCTAGGCCAATTGAAGAATTTGATGACCTAGGATCATTTGTTATGTTTGGAATGGTTAAAGGGATCAAGCGTGGAACTGGCTGGGCAAGAGTCGAGATTGTAGATGAGACTGGCTCTATAGGTCTTTTCCATAATGAACAAACTCAAATTGAAGTTGGCCAGATGTACTTCATTCTTGTTGGAGATAATAGAATTGCAAGGTACATAAAGGTTTCTGATATAGACCCATCTTCAAATGATATGTTTGTTGACTACCTATATCGCAAAGAGTATGACCTAGAAGAAGATGAATATATGGTTGTAAACTTTACTCCATATGTAACAAAAGCTGGAAAGACTATGAGCCACATAGTACTATCAAATAGGAATAAAGAGCTAACCAGAGCAATTGCTTTCCCAACAATGTATAAAATGACTCTCGCAAAAATGCGTGAGGGAATGAAGTGTAAAGTTGTTCTGTCAAAACTAGATGACGGAACTATGAATGTAAAGGAAATAAAATGACAGATTCAAAGATCGAAGATGTTTATGCTCAACTGAATATCACTAAGATTCTGGTTGCAGCAATTCAAAGTCTTGGCGAAATTACTTTGCCAGTTACAGATTTTTTAAATGCAACTAATGAAGATAAAGAATTACAGGTTGACTACAATCAGGCTGACAATACATTTACATTTAAACTAAAGCAAAAGGATTAGTTTTTGTAGGCTTCCCAGCCGCCTGTTTAAATGGTATACTAAGAGAGAGAAGAAAGAATAAATATGACTATTTCGCTAGAAGACATCATGGCAAAGCTAGACCCAAAAACACGTGCAAGAGTTCAATCAGCACAAAATGTACAGGTACATAAACAGCTAACTCCTAGCATAGGATTAAATGTTGCCCTAAAGGGCGGCTTGGGTTATGGCAGACAGGTGTTAGTCTGGGGAAATAAGTCTGCTGGTAAATCTTCTTTCTGCTTACAGATGATAGCCTTAGCACAACAAGAGGGAAAGACATGCGCTTGGATTGATGCTGAAGCCTCATATGATCAGCAATGGGCAGAACAGCTAGGAGTAGATTCATCTTCTCTTATTTACTCTCAAGCTAAGACTGTTAATGACATGGTCGACGTTGGCGTTAAGTTAATGGAAGCTGGAGTTGACGTAATTGTTGTTGACTCTATTTCAGCATTACTCCCAGGTATATATTTTGAAAAAGATGGAAATGAAATGAAAGATTTGCAAGACACCAAGCAAATCGGCGCAGAAGCAAAGGATATGACTCATGCAGTCAAGATGTTAAATTATGCAAACAAAAACACACTACTTGTTCTTATCTCCCAACAAAGAAATCAATTTGGGTCAATGCATGCTTCACACATCCCAACAGGAGGAATGGCAGTTAAATTTTTCTCTAGTACCGTTATCAAGCTCTGGTCTTCAGAAGCTGAAGCTAATGCTATCAAGGCTGGCGTTCAAGTTGGGGACAAAATTATTGAACAGCGTGTCGGGCGACCAGTCAATTGGATTATTGATTACAACAAACTCGGCCCCCCTAACCTTTCAGGACAATACGACTTCTACTACCAAGGAGAATCCCTAGGGGTTGATCGTATTGGTGAGACGCTAGATGTTGCAGAAATGTATGGCCTAATTGAAAAGGGCGGAGCATGGTATACAATTAATGGTGAACGTTTTCAGGGCAGAGCGAAAGCAGTAGCCTACCTAAGAGAAAACCCAGAAGTTTCTGGTAAGCTAATAGGGGAAATTAATGCCAAATCTTAATGAATTTATTAATAAGCCGCAGGTATCTAAAAAACAAAATTTAGAAACGATAGATGGAATAAAGCCATGTTCAAAATGTGAAAAGGATGCTAAAGAAGCATTCTGGGATCCAGATTCTATGACGCTTGCTTGGGAATGTCCAGACGGTCATCCTAATGAAATTAAGGTTCAGTAAAATGTCATACAAAGATATAGAAAAAATAGTAATTGCACCTCAGATAGTTGTATACAAAAATATATTTAAGTTTAGCCAAGAGCTAATTGATTTAGTAGAAGAAGATATACCAGATTCAATTTTAGACCCCTGGAGAGAATGGTACCATCAAGGCAAAAGAAAAGGAATGTTTTTTAATAGCAAGATGGATTTAACTTCAGGAAACGAATTAGAAATTAAAGAAAAAAAATATTTAAAAGAAATCTATGATATAACTAGCTTTATTAATCAAGATTATTTAAATGAATTTAAAGATATCGGAATATGGCCAAGCTTTATTTTAGACTGGCGTAAACTAGACGTTATAGAAGATGAAATATACATAGACTACTTTAAGTATGAGTACGAAAAGCAAAAAGAAATTATTAGAGCTGAGGGCCAGCCCCTAATGGATTACCACATTGATGAGTTACCGATACCAAATGAAATTAAGCTTAGAAGACACGTTGCAACAATTAATTTTTATTTAAATAATAATTATTCTGGCGGAGATATATGCGTGTATGATGATGTTTCTAAAAAAAGTTATAGGTACAAGCCTATGCCAGGAGATGCAGTTATAATGCCGTCAACAGAGCCATTCTACCATGCAGTAAAACAATACTTTAATGCCGATAGATATTTTGCAAGAACTTTTATAGATTATGTTTCTGACAAAAATATACCTTGGGAAAGCAAATACGTAGTTTCTAATCATAATAATTCTAATATGTCAGAATCTGATTATATAGACAAGGATTTGCAAATAATAAAAATAGATGCAAATGAAATTATTATAGGAGAGGACTCCGATAGTGTCTGAAAGAGCAGAGGTAAAAAGAGATGGCGCAAAGGCTCAAAAAAATTCTGGAAGAGGAGACTATCAAAAAGGTGATGCACAATGGAATCAATTTTTAGTTGATTATAAAGAGGCTGGATCAACATTCACTCTTAATAAAGATATCTGGGCAAAAATATGTACTGACACTTTTAAGGTTAACAGAGACATGCACCCAGCCTTGAAAATAATTATAGGTAAAGAAAACAAGGTAAGGCTTGGTATAATAGAGTGGGCAGTTTTAGAAGATTTAATAGATTTTTGGGAGAAGAATAATGTATAAACTAGATGTGTATATTGATAATAAAGAGGCACCAACTGCAAAAATAAGACCACTTGTAATGCAGAGAGAGTGGATGCACGATACTACTTATAATTGTGATCCAGTCGGAATGGCCAACACTCTGGGTTATGGAATCTATTTTGATGAGGATATTTCGTTTATATGGAATGGCGTAAGAGCTGATCCAGCAACCGCTATAACTGGAGGGGAACACATCTGGGTTGGCAGAGGAGAAGGAACTGTAAGCTTTATAACTAATCTACTCTTTAGAACAGATGAAAATACAAGCGTTTTAACTATGCCTGTGCCAAATGAAAAAATAGAAGGAGCTCAAGTTCTAAGTACAATATTATCAACTTCTGTTTTTACTGGAACCTTCTCTGTAGTATGGAAACTTGATACACCAAACAAAGAATACTTTGTGCCAGCTGGTACAAATATTGCTTGTATCCTACCAATTTCATTAGGAGCTATACAAGATTCTGTTGTTACCATTAAGAATACTCCTGCCACATTTGAAAGAATACATGACAATATAGATTATATAACATACTTAAAGGGTTTAAATGCAAAAGGGATAAGGCCAAGAATGTATAAAAAGGCTATAGACCACACGGGAAGAATAATCGGCAAACATGAAGTTGCTAAAATTAAACTTCATGTAAATTATGAAGAGGAAACTAAAGATGGAAGATAAAAATACACTGCAGCTTATTAGTGACATTACTGAGTTTAATGACCTTCATGAATTTATGAAGGATGAGCACTTAGATAAAGCACTTGCTATTGTAGTAAAGCTTTTAATGAACCCAGATGTTCCTTCTGCAAAAGCTCCTCATCTAATCATGGAGCTACAAGCAATGTCAACCAAGTTTGCCGTGCTGGCCTCAGTATATTCAACAATTGCAAAAGATAAAGCTGGAACAGAAAACAACAACAAAAAAAATATTTACTATTCAGTAAAGGAGTCCATAGACAAACTTGTAGATGCACTTAAGTATGTCGTTAGGTACAACTCATAAATGGCTAGAGATATTGTAAAAAACCTTAAGTTTAAAAAGCACACGGGTAACTTCTTCGACCCAGAAAAATTTGCACAACTGCTAGACGAATCTTATAGAAACACTAAGCGTCCAGATGGAGACACAACAAAGAAATCATTTAGCCCAAGCTCTTTGGGGTACGGACATGGAACATGCCCAAGGTATTGGTATATGGCATTTACTGGTGCAGTTTTTATTGACGACAATGATGCAGTTGCCGTTGCTAATATGGCTCAGGGTACACAGGCTCATGAAAGATTACAAAACCTTATTAAGACTATGCCTGAGTGGAGGGCGGAAGAAGAAGAGATTATTAATGAGTACCCACCAATTCGTGGCTTCATAGACTTAATCATGGAGTATGATGGCGAGACTGTCATTGGTGAAATTAAGACAGCAAAGCAAGAGGTATGGGATACTAGACAAGCAGAAATGAAGTCCTCCCCAAACCATATGCTACAGCTACTAACATACATGAAGCTCAAGAATGCTAAAGAAGGCTTCTTTTTGTACGAGAATAAAAACACTCAAGAAGTATTAATTATTCCCATCTCTATGAATGATAAAAACAAAGCAATTATTGAAGATGCTTTTCAGTGGATGAGAGATGTCTGGGACAATTTTCAAGAAGGAGATCTTCCAAAGCGTCCAGAAAATGCAACAAAGTACAAGCTACCTTGCACCTACTGTCCAGTAAAAAAAGAATGCTGGGCAAAAGGATCTAATCCTGGAACGGTTGAGATTGATTTAATGAAGGTGTCTAAATGATGACATGTTTAAATTCAGAGTGTAATATAAAGTTTGAGCCTAAAACACATAATCAGAAATACTGCTCTGACGAATGCTGCAGGGTGGCAACCAACAAAAGAATAATGCAAAAGTATTACGAAAAAAAAGCTATTAAAAATGGTGCTCCAAGAAAGTGCAAAGGATGCCCAGGGCTACTAAGTAGATATAACTCTGAGCTCTATTGTGCTAAATGCATAAAGTCTAATACTTCAAAAACTAAAAAATATTTGATGGGAATAATAGATGACATTGGCTAGTTTAGTTAAATCAAGGGCATCTAGAGTTTTAGGTATAGATGCTTCAACAAACTCCATAGCCTTTTGTTTAATGGAAAACGATAAACCACTTAAGTGGGGTAAAATAAATTTAGCGGGCACAGACATATATGAAAAAATATATGACGCCAAAGTAAAAATGAGTGTTATGTTAGAGGAATTAAAAGCAGACTATATTGCAGTAGAGGGTGCAGTTCTTGTAAGATCCCCAGATGCTGTAATTAAACTATCTTATGTTTATGGAGTAGTTATAGCAGAGCTTATGTCTACAGGTGCCAAGGTAATTACAATATCCCCAACCTCTTGGCAGTCATATATAGGCAATAAAAATCCTACTAAAGAAGAAAAGCAGGCAGTCAGAATAGCATACCCAGGTCACGTAGACTCATGGTACAAAAATTATATAAGGAATATGAGAAAGCAAAGAACCGTAGATTATTTTAATTTAAAGTATAATCTATCGCTAGATGACTTTGACGTAGCTGACTCATTTGGAATTGCACATTACGCAAATAAGGAGCTAACAAAGAGATGAAATTATATCAAGATAAAGGCTGGCTATACAATAGATACGTTATTCAAAAAAAGAATATAGTGGAAATAGCAAAAGAATGTAACGTTTCAGCAATGACAATACAAAGATATATAGACAAGTTTGGAATGAAGATTAAGCGCTAATTGACTTTTTAGTTGACTAGAAGTATAATGATTTAATGACAGAAATAGAGCCATCGATACATTTTGATAAGATGAATAAGGTTGTTTCCGAGTTATTAAAGGGAAACTCCGCTACTCAGATTGCCACAATAACTGGAATGACTAGAAAAGATGTCCTAGAGTATATTGATGAGTGGAAGTCCGTAGTCCACAATGATACCAACGTCAGAGATCGTGCCAGAGAAGCCTTAATGGGTGCAGACCAGCACTATGACATATTGATTAAAGAGGCGTGGAAAACAGTAGAAGATGCTGATACTCAAGGGCAACTCAACGTTAAATCTGGAACACTTAAGCTAATAGCAGATATAGAAACTAAAAGAATAGCCATGCTTCAGTCTGTTGGAATATTAGAAAACAATGAAATGGCATCTCAAATATTGGAGACAGAAAGAAAGCAAGAGATGCTTGTAGGAATACTAAAAGAGGTTACTTCCAGCTGCAACCATTGTAAAATAGAAGTTGCAAAAAGGCTTTCTCAAATAACTGGATTAGTGGAGCCAATAATAATTTCTCAAGAGGCTTCAGATGCTTAACCTTGACGGATCAATAAAATTAGGCGAAGACATATATGTGTTCCCAAACTTTATAGCACCCGAAGAGTGCCAAGAGATAGTTGATTTTATTGAATCAATACCCGAAAATATTTGGGAAGAACACCTTAATGAAGGTAGCCAAGGCTACGAGATAGCTTTTGTTGATGTAATTCAATTAAAAAAAATAAACAAAAAGCTAGAAGGACTTTTAGATAGCGATGTGTATTTAAACACTTCCCTTTCTCCAACTAGAATGAAGAGAGGATTAATTGGAACGCATCACTCTGACGACTTCCAATTTTTAAACATAATAGAGGCCAATAAAAATCTTAAAGAAGAAGAAGAATTTGAATTAGTAAAAAATAATATAGCTGGCTTAATTATGTACTTCAACGATTTTGAAGGAGGAGAGCTACATTACTCTAATCAAAACATAACTTACGCCCCAAAGGCTGGGGACCTATTAATTCATAGCTCTAGCAATCACTGTAAGCATCAAGTACAAAAAATAAAAAGTGAAGTTAGATACTCTCATTCAGATAACCTATTCAGATATATCAAAGTCCCCAAAGGATTTAAAAATGTCATATGATTTTTCTGAATTTATAGAAATTTTAGACGGAGAAGAGTTTGAAGAAAAGCCAGTAGACCTTCAGACATTTGTTACTAGCCCAGACTATTTAGGACTTCCACCTCTTTCAGAAAACCAATACACTCTTATAGCAAGAAGCTCTCAGATATATAAAGAATCTACTTTAATAAAGTTATATGGAGAAGATCTAGGCAAAAAAATGTTTAAGCAGACTTGCGTTGAAGTTATTGCACAGCTGGGTAAAGGTTCTGGAAAAGATTACTCATCAACAATAGCAGTTGCATATATAGTATATTTACTATTGTGTTTAAAGGATCCAGCAGCATATTACGGAAAGCCACCAAGAGATGCAATTGATATTTTAAATATTGCTATAAACTCTCAGCAAGCAAACAATGTTTTCTTTAAGGGCTTTAAGATGAGAATCGAAGTATCCCCTTGGTTTGCTGGTAAGTACACAGACAAGGCATCAGAAATTAAATTTGACAAGTCAATAACAGTTCACTCTGGCCACTCAGAAAGAGAAGCTTGGGAAGGATACAACGTTCTAGTTGTAATCCTTGATGAGATATCGGGATTTGCTACAGAAAATACAAGCGGTCATGACCAGGCTAAAACTGCAGATGCAATTTATGATATGTATCGTGCATCCGTAGACTCACGCTTTCCAGATGTAGGAAAGGTAATCCTTTTATCTTTTCCACGTTTCAAAAATGATCCAATACAAAAATTTTATGACTCAGTTATAGCAGAAAAAGAAACTGTTATTAGAACAGAAACATTAAAATTAGATCAAGACCTGCCAGATGGAACTGAAGGTAATGAGTTTGAAGTTGCATGGGAAGAAGATCATATAGTTTCCTATGTCTATCCCAGAGTATTTGCACTAAAAAGACCAACCTGGGAAGTAAATCCAACAAAAAAAATAACAGACTTTACAGTAGCATTCCATAAGAATCCCCAAGACGCCTTGGGAAGATTTGCCTGTATGCCAACGGATGCAGTAGATGCATTTTTTAAGTCTAGAGAAAAAATTGAAAAAGCTTTTAATAAAGCTAGTTTAGCAGTAGACAAATTTGGCAGGCTGGAAGACTGGTTTATGCCAGAGCCAGATAAAGATTATTTTATCCACGTCGACTTGGCACAAAAGCACGACCACTGTGCAGTTGCCATGGGCCATGTAAAAAAATGGGTCGATGTAAAAGTAACAGACACCTATTCTCAACCAGCTCCAATTGTAGAAATTGATGCAGTTAGATTTTGGACCCCGACCCCAGATAAATCCGTAGATTTTTCTGAAGTAAAAGATTACATACTTGCTCTAAGAACTAGGGGATTTAACATTAAGATGTGTACCTTTGACAGATGGAACTCTCATGATATGATGCAACAACTAAAACAATATGGCATCAACACAGAGATTCTGTCTGTCGCTAAAAAACATTATGACGACATGGCTATGGTAGTTTTAGAAGAAAGACTGTCTGGCCCGCATATACCTTTGCTTATAGATGAGTTGCTTCAGCTAAGAATTATGAGAGACAAAGTTGACCACCCAAGAAAAGGCTCAAAGGATTTAGCAGACGCTGTATGCGGCGCAGTATATAATTCAATTAGTAGGAGCAGGATGCGTAGAGATGAAGAGATAAGAATTCACGATTACGAATCTATGAGCTACGATAATGATTTTGCTAATAGCGACGCAGAAGTTGAGTATGTACAAAATATGATTAGAGCACCAAGAATGCCAGAAAGCTTAGCAAGATCAATAGAAAACATGGAGATAATATGAGCGAGTATCAAGAAAGAGCAAAAGAGTGTAAGTGCTGCACAAAGCATGTTCCGCTTCCAACTACATTGAAAAGATACAATGGTGTGACATTGTGTCCAACTACCTACTATAATGTGGTTGAATATAAAAGGATATGGGACTCTTATGGTTCAAGGCCGATGGGAGCCATAAGAAAACATTTTTCTGAATATGTACAGCAGATAGTTGAAGCAGAAATTCATGACAAAGAATAAATCAGATTTTTTTGAAAATCCCGATAATTGGCTTGAAGCATATCCTAAACTTCATTCTTCTTCAAACCTAGGGTTTATGAATTCCAGAATACGTTGGTTTCCAGACGAAGATAGAAACCCCTATACAGTAAATAAATACGCCTACAGATCCAAAGAGTTTGAAAAGAATGCCGATTTACTTTTTGCTGGCTGCTCAATAACTTATGGAGAAGGTGTAGTTGAACCAGCAATCTGGGGAAATATTGTGGCCTCAAAATTAAATCTTAAAGGTTTTAATTTAGGGATGCCTGGAGCATCAGTTCATTTTATAGTAAATAATTTATTTAATTATTTTCAAGAATTTGGAAATCCTAAAAATTTGTTTTGTATATTTCCAGATTTTTTAAGAATGGAAATGTATTCTGATTATAGTCACATGCGCTCTGACTTAGATATTACAAAAGACAAAGAGCTGTCTGGGTACCAAAACTATCATCTATTATTATTTCCAAATAGCCCATATGCCAAAATATCAAAACAGCCACATGTTGCAAGTGAGGTTATACCTAAAGAGCTTGCGCTCTCATTGTCTATACAGCATATAAAATATCTAGAAATGTATTGCGCTGAAGCAGGAATTAATTTTTTGTGGGGGACATGGCACGAAGATCAAGAAAATTATATTATAAAAAATAATTTATTGTCTAAAAATTTTATAGATTTAAAAAACAATCTATGGCATAAAGAAAGCAAGGATTCTAAAAAATCTTTAGTTCATAAAAATGTTGAGGATAGGTATGCCTGCCGTAAAGACCCAAAGGAATGCAAAAACTTAGAAACATGCCATGAAATTGAAAAGGGTATATATGGCAAAAACTTTGATTTAGCTTTTGATACGGACCTTGAAGATTTTGATTCAATGCCTGGACATGTTGGAGCCCACACACATATTCATTGGGCAGAAGAATTTATTAAGAAAATTGGTACACTTAAACAAGAAAAGGATATGGTTTAAAAGTAAACTATGAATAAAATATTAGTTGTCAGGTATTACTTATACAAGATTTTTCGTAAAAGAAAAAAGAAGGATCCAAATGAGAATAGGTATATATACTAATGTCACTTATACTAGGAATTAATGAAACATCTCATGACGCATCAGTATCTTTAATTAAAGATGGCGAGATATTATTTGCTGGTCATGCAGAAAGATATAGCAAAAAGAAAAATGACTGGTATGTCAATGATTCCTTAATTCAGGACGCTTTGTCATATGGGGTACCTGATCAGATAGCTTATTATGAGAAGCCTCTTCTAAAGGCCTCTAGGCTATTTATAAGGGGTGGTGCAGGAGAATGGAAGCCAAAGTTTAATATACCAGGAGTCCCTAGAAAATCTTTTAGCCACCACTACTCTCATGCATGTGCAGGTTATTATACTAGCTCTTTTAATGATGCCGCTATCGTAGTCCTTGACGCAATAGGCGAATATAATACTTCAACTATTTGGGTGGGAGAAGGAGAAAAAATTAGTCTTAAGTATAAACAAAATTATCCAGTAAGCTTTGGACTATTCTATTCGGCATTTACACAATTAATAGGTCTTATGCCAAATCAAGAAGAATATATCATGATGGGAATGGCTGCTTATGGTGACTGGAAGCGTTATTATAAAGAGGTTGACGAATACTTTCCTTCATACGATAAACAAAAATATAACTTTCATCAGGGAATTAATGACTGGGGAATGATAATTGCAGAGCAAGATAGATTTGATATTGCAGCAGCAGTTCAAGTGGTATACGAACAAAGACTAAATCAATTTATGCGTATGGCAAAATCATTAACTGGTAAAAATAATTTAGTATTTATGGGAGGGTGCGCCTTAAACTCTTCTGCAAATACATTGCTGTGGAATATTTTTGATATGATTTGGATCATGCCAAATCCAGGAGATGCTGGAAGCTCACTGGGTGCAGCAGCAGCACTATATGGCAAACACTTAGAATGGAAAGGCCCTTATTTAGGATATGATATGGGTGGCAAGTATCCAGTCCAAGAAATAGTGGACGGCATACTAAAAGATGGTATCGTTGCTGTAGCAACAGGAAGAGCTGAATATGGCCCAAGAGCGCTAGGTAATAGAAGTATATTAGCTGACCCAAGAGACCCACTGATTAAAGATAAAGTTAATTTAATTAAACAAAGAGAATTATTTAGACCATTTGCTCCAGTAGTTATGGCAGAGCATGCATCTAAATGGTTTGATATGGATTTTGAAAGCCCATACATGCAGTACACAGTAAAGTGTTTACAGCCAGATAAGATACCATCTGTTGTACATGAAGATGGAACATCCAGAGTTCAGACAGTAACAATTAAAGAACACAGGGGTTTGTATATGGCATTAAATAAATTTTACTTACAAACTGGAGTTCCTATATTTTTAAATACTAGCTTAAATATAAAAGGTCAACCTCTTTTAAATGACGAGCAGGACGCTATTGACTGGCAGGCTCATTACAAGTATAATATAGTAATGAGTCCCAATAGCTCAGTTGGTTAGAGCCCCGAACTCATAATTCGGTAGTCGTAGGTTCGAGTCCTACTTGGGACACGAAGCCTTTGTAGCTCAGTGGATAGAGCAGCAGGTTTCTACCCTGCGTGTCGGAGGTTCGATTCCTTTCAGGGGCACCACCTTTTTGATAAGTGCTATAATATATAAATAGAATAGAAAGAAGAAGCAAATGAGTGAGTCAGTAACTAATAAGCCTTATCAAAACCATTTAGAAGGATGGGAAAATCTTTTATTACAGGATATAAGACTTGCTGGCTATGGAAATTTTAGTGAAGACATTATCCCAATCGAATACTTTAAAAATGATCTTGGATATAGAAGCCAACCATTTGAAAATAAAGCCGATATTTTGTTTTTAGGAGATTCATTTACTAGAGGAGACGGCTTACCAATAGAAAAAGTTTATACACACGTGCTGTCAGAAAGACTAAATCTTAGTTTTGCTTGTTTGGCAACTGGCGGAGAATCTGTAGCAATGCAAATAGCTAAATGCTTTTTTTATTTTAAAAAGTATGGCCACCCCAAAAAAATTGTAGCTTTATTTCCAATGCACCGATTTTCATACCCGTATATTTTTGGAGAAATGGAGAATCCTAAACAAAATATTAAGCAGGCAAAAGTATTTAACTCTCCTGGGGTAGAAGAAAGATACATATTGACTTCAGATTTATATGAATTTAAACTAGAGGATTATGCAAAAAAGCCTTATCTACCAGGACAAGTTATATCTAATCAAATTGCTTTTTTCTATGACAGAATTATGCTAGACATGCTAGAGCAATATTGTGAGTCTAACGGAATTGATTTTGTATGGAGCTGCTGGAATCAAGCTTACCAAAATGCGCTCTACGAGCCAATTGAAGAAAAATATCCTGGATACCACAAAAATTATTGCTGGATAGAAGCAAATGAATGGTACTCAAATGGAGAAGTTGTTTTTCCTTTAGGGCAAAAGGAAGTTACTTGCCATTTAGAGTTTAGCGATGATATGCTATTTCATATTGCCGCAGACAGGCTTAAAAACAATGGGAGGGGAGCCCATAATGGATCCCATTGGCATATGCATGCAGCAGAAGATTTTTACAGCTTTATTGTTAAAAAAAATAAAATGATATAATGCTTATATCGAGTGTTTAAACTAAAATAGGAGGAATAAAATGGCAGCAAAAGGAAGTTTAGAAGCAATAATTGAAGTTGCAAAAAAAGAAGTTGGAACTATTGAAGGACCAAAAGATAATGAAACAAAGTACGGCGCATGGATGAAGGTAAACTTTCAACCATGGTGCCAGTCGTTCGTTTCTTGGTGTGCATACACATCTGGCGTAGCAAAATTTCCAAAGTCTGCGTCAACTGTAGCAGCATCAGATCAGTTTAAAAAAGAAGGGCGATGGTCAGATGCACGTAACGATGATCCACAAGCAGGAGACTGGATCTATTTTGATTTCCCAGATGATGGTGTAAATCGTATTTCACATGTTGGTCTTTGCATTAAGAATAATGGCGATGGAACAATTCAGGTTATCGAAGGAAATACATCTGGAACTGCAAAAGGAGATCAGCGCAATGGCGGAATGTGTGTTGAAAAAACTCGTGCCTATGTAAAAGATAATAAGAAGAAGTTGCTAAATGCAGTAGTTGGCTGGGGACGACCAGTATATTCTGGAGAAGAAAATGCTCCACTTTTAAATAAGTTAGCAGCAGCTCCAGCAAAGAAAACAGCACCAGCAAAGCCAACAAAAGGCGGCGGCGGGAAGCCAGCTGTAGCAAAGTAATGTTTGAATACTATGTAAAAAAAGTATCAAAGGTTGTAGATGGAGACACCATTGATGTTGATATCGACCTTGGCTTTGATATATCATTTACATCCAGAGTTAGATTAGCTGGAATAGATACCCCAGAGTCTAGAACTGCAGACAAAATGGAGAAGGCACTTGGACTAGAAGCTAAATCTTTTTTAAAGAATGCAATAGATTCTGCTAAAGACGTTGTGATCAAAACAGAAAAAATGGATTCGTCAGAAAAGTATGGAAGAATTTTAGGTTGGGTATTCCTAGATGGATCTGATAAGTCTATTAATGAAGAAATGATTGCTGCAGGACATGCCTGGGGATACCTTGGAGACACCAAGGTTAAAGATTTTAATGCACTTGCAAAAGCTAGAGCATCTTACAATGGAAAGTATAAAAAATGATTATTCAAATTATGGGCCTTCCAGGTTCTGGGAAAACAGAACTGGCAAAGGCTTTAAAGGAACGCATAAATGCTATCCATCTTAACGCAGATGAAGTACGTGCAACAGTAAACTCTGATTTAAGTTTTACCCCAGAGGATAGAATTGAGCAGGCAAGACGTATGGGTGAGATGGCTCGCTTAATTGCTAAGCAAGGGGTTGCACCAGTTATTGTAGATTTTGTATGTCCAACTGACATTACTCGTACAGCATTTGGCAAGCCAGATATATTTGTATTTATGGACACTCTTGCTGAAGGTCGTTTTGAAGACACAAACAAAATGTTTGAGCGCCCAACAGATTTTGATGTATCATTTATTAGTCACAACTTAGATGCTGAAGCAAAGGCGTCTCACATCATTGACAAGTTCCGCCTGCATGATTGGTCAGCTCCAACAACTTTAATGTTAGGTAGATACCAGCCATGGCATGAAGGCCATCACGCACTATATAAAGAGGCGGGCAAAAGAACAGATCAAGTTCTTCTAGGAGTACGCAACACCTACAATACCAGCGAGAAAGATCCACTAAAGTTTGATCAAGTAAAAGAATACATTGCTAAAGATGAATTTATGGATGGCGCACTAGTGCTTAGACTACCTAACATTACTAACATTGTTTATGGTCGTGATGTAGGATATAAAATTGAGCAGGTGGATTTGGGGGCAGACATTCATGCTATTTCGGCTACTGAAAAACGCAAGCAGTTGGGTCTTTAAGCAATTAGAAAATGCTGGCAAGGCAATGAACGAGGCAGAAGAAAGACTTTTTGCGGAGGATAAAGATGAACGTAAGTAAACAAAGATCAGCACTAAAAGCTATTACGTGGCGTGTCATTGGGACAGCAGATACATTTATTATATCTTGGGTGATAACCAAAGAACCAATAACAGCAGGCGCAATAGCGAGCTTTGAAGTATTTACAAAAACAATACTATATTACTTTCATGAGCGTGGGTGGAATAAAGTTAAGTGGGGTAGAAAGTAATGCCAGTATACGAATATAAATGCTCATATGATGAGGCGCATCCGCTAATGTCAATAAACAGATCAATAACAGATGCCGATCCAGGGTATACATGCGTAGAATGTGAATCGGATATGATTAGGCATTTCACCCCATTTGGTATTCAATTTAAAGGCAATGGCTTTTATAAGACAGATAATCCAAAATAATGGAAGACATTAAAAGACTTTTTATAAATGAGCTAATTGAGTTTCCTCATGGCGCTCAACTAAATCATGCAAGAACAGATATACATAAAATAGATTACGCTCTCAATAGCTTGGGATATAGAAGCGAGGAGTTTGATGGTAAATCAGAAATCTTGTTTCTTGGTTGTTCTCATACATATGGTCAAGGCCTGCCAAAAGAAGATGCGTGGACATATGTTTTATCTAAAAAATTAAATTTAAGTTCATCTAGCCTAGCTGCACGTGGCGATTCTGTTATGGGACAAGTATCAAAAGCTTTTTACTATTTTGAAAAATTTGGAAATCCAAAAATTGTAGTAGCCTTGTTCCCATTTTCTAGAATAATGACTCCTTATACAAAGGGTAAGATGGAAACCAAAAATGAGTTTAAGAGACACAAGTTTACGGAATATGATTATATGCCTTTAGTTGAATACTCAGAGACTTGGGGTTCGTTTGCTAAATATGCAAAAGCTCCATACGATCCACAAGATATACTAACAGAAGAGTTTGTATTCTTTTATGAGAATATTTTTATTGATATGCTGAGACAATATTGTAAGTCAAACAACATAAAGTTTGTTTGGAGTAATTGGGATCCTATGTATCAACAAGATATATACAACGAAGTAAATTCATTTTACCCACAGCACCATGAAGGATATTGCTATATAGAAGCATTTGATTGGAAAATTCCCAATCATGAACCAACTCAGTCTGGTGCCCGTGGAGAAACAGATAACTATGGAGAATTTAATGCCTTAGATTGTCACGCAGAACTCGATAGAGATCACGAGCTATTTTATCGTAGTTCAGACAGAGCAAATGAACATATACCTCATTGGGGTACACACAAGCAATTACATATAGCAGAAGATTTCTACAACTTTATTGTTGACAAACTTTAGTTTAAACTAACATTCTGCTATACTTGCTATGTAGACAAGTTGTTTACATAGGAGATATAGTTGAAGAGGGAAAACTTATTTAGAATAACAGCGTCCATAATGCTTGCATTTGGATGGCTTTTTATGTCCCCCGCCTATAGCGATGATCCACTAAGTTTAGCAGCTCAGGAAATTCAAGAGCTTAATAATAGTATAGACGACCTTGGTTACAAAGATGAATTTATATCATTAATTGAAGAGGCAGAAGATAAATACGATCTTGCCGTATCTGCAAAAGAAACCCAGACTCAAAACTCTGGCCTATATGACGATGCCATTGACGCAGAAGCCACGGCACTTGAAGAAAAATACTTAGCCCAATCAGCAGTAGATGGACAAACAGCAACAGTAGCCATAGCCCTTGAGCATAAAGATGATGCCTATGATGCACTTGGTATAGCCAATATCAATCTCCAAACAGCCCAACAAGCCTTAAATAGTGCTGGTGGTACTGGGCTTTCTTACACAGTTTATAACTTATTAAGAAATGGAAATACAGCCGTCACTGGATCTGTAATATGTACTGGCACATGGAACTCAAATCATATGCAACTTCCAGTTTGCGGTAATCGGTATGAAAACTTTATAGTTAATTTTAGTGGTCGGATTACAGTCCCTTCATGGTTTACACAAACAAAATTTGCAGGATATACAGACGATGGTTTTAGAATGTATATTGATGGAGCATTGGCTATAGACAACTGGGTAGAGCAAGGAACAACCTGGAGCCCATACTCTCCAATATATGATGTAACCACAGATAAGGTTTTTGATGTAGAGATATGGTGGTATAACGGGGGAGGCCCAGGATCTTATCACCTTGGATGGGCAATTCCTGGAGGATGGACTGGAGCAGGTTGTGACTATGCTGGTAATCCACGAGTATGGGGACAAAACTTTAGCTGTAACTTAAACACATTCTCATCTGGACCAGGAGCAACTCAGGAACAAACTAACGATTACAACAACGCACTTGCTGCAAGAAACTCAGCCCAAGATGTATACAATGATAAATTAAATGTTTATAATCAAGCAGTCTCAACATTAAATGCAAACAATCAAACACTAACTAATAAAACAACTGAGTATAATAATTCAGTTTTAAATGTTGCTACAGCACTACAGAATAAAAATAATGCAATCAGCGCATACAATCAAGCAATTAGTAATGTTAATAGTGCAATTGATGACGCATGGCGTTACTATGATGAGCAATCGCAAAGAGAACTTAATGCTGCTATTGCACAAGCTGCAGCCAATGCTGCAGCCAATCAGCCTACCCCAGAGCCAAGCCCAGAACCAACCGCTGAGGAACCACCAACCCCAGAGCCAAGCCCAGAACCAACTGCTGAGGAGCCACCAACCCCAGAGCCAAGCCCAGAACCAACCGCTGAGGAGCCACCAACCCCAGAGCCTTCTCCAGAGCCTACAGTAGACCCTACAGACGAGCCTACACCTGAGC